TTTCTGTGAAGCGTTGACCATGAAACGCCCAGTTGAACAGCGATTTGGCGTTCTGACAGTCCCAGTCCGGCAAGTCTCCGGACCTCATCAAGATCAATATTTATTGCTTTTCTACCTGCTTTTTTAGGTTCTTTTTTATCTTTTTCAGTCATTAATAGTTGCTTTTATGTCACTAATTGAAATTTATTTTAAACTTTTTTTTCAGGCTGTAACCCCCATTATATATAGTTTTCCGGCATTTAATAGCATTTTGATAAAAATTATTTTCATTATAGGGGTTGATTATCTAGGACAGATAATATTAAATGCACATATAGACATTAACAAACGCCAAACGGCAGGAGAAAAAAAATGATTTATAAAACTTTAAACGAAAATCAATTCATTAATGAATTTGGAAACTCAGGACAATATGCCAACAACTTTTCAAGAGAAGGGTTGAAAGCTTTGTACGAGCATTTGTCTGAATTGGAAAATTTAGAATTAGATGTGATTGCCATTTGTTGTGATTATGCGGAATATAAAAATGTTGATGAATTGATTGCTGATTATTCAATCAATGGAACAAGCACAATTTATTCAACATTGGAGAGCATAAAAGATGTGACCACAGTTTTAGAAACTGATTGCGGAGGATATGTAATACAGCAATTCTAGTCTATCTGAAGAGCTGTAAATCAGCGAAACGCCGAGAGGCGTCATAGACATTAATAAACGCTTAAACGCAGGAGAAAAAATGACTAAGAAAGTAAACAAAAAAGATCAACATTTTGCGGAGATGCAAAACAAGATCATTGAGTTAATGGAAACCGCCGGAGCTGACTGGACCAAACAATGGATTACAGCAGGACCGCAAAAAAATATTTCTTCTAAGAAGGAATATCAAGGCATGAATCAATTTTGGTTGTCAATGTCAGGTTTCAGCTCAAATGAATGGGGAACTTTTAAACAATGGAGTGACAAAGGTCACAAAATTATTAAAGGTTCAAAAGGTAGAACGGTCACATTTTTCAGCCAACTGGAAAAGACTAGAAACTTGACAGACGCTCAAGAAGAATTGAAAGCAAGAGGAGGGACTCCGATTGTTTGGTTCGAGAAAACCTCAACGGTTTTTAATGCTGAGCAAATTGAAGGTTACGAAGTACCAGAAGCTAAAAAGGTTATGACTCCGGAGCTTAAAAAGTTGACTATCAAAAACGCTGAGAAATTTATTGCTAATACACAGGCAAAAATTCATATTGGCGGAGATGCTGCTTTTTATAGACCTTCAGCAGATCAGATCACTATGCCGTCAATAGATAGCTTTTTCACTGACACCGCATATTACTCAACGCTGTTGCATGAGCTGACACACTGGACCGGACACCCTAGCAGGGAAGACAGAGACCTCTCCGGTGGGTTTGGTTCTGAGAGGTATGCCAGAGAAGAATTGATAGCTGAAATTGGCTCCGCCTTCTTATCTCAAATATTAAACATTGAGAAGGTCATAAGAGACGATCACGCCAAATATTTGAATAACTGGATAAAGGTTATCAAGGAAGACAAAAACGCTCTTAAAACAGCGTTTAGCAAGGCACAGAAGTCAGTCAATTTTTTAAGATCACTACAAGCGAAAGAGGAGAAGAAAAACGCCGCATAAATATCAGTCTATCTGATGATGGATTTAATATCCGAAACGCTCCGCAAGGAGCGTCATAGACATAAACAAATAAACGCCGAAAGGCAGGAGAAAATATGACTATAAATAAAATGGAAATGATAGATGCTCAATGTTTGGAATACTACGGTCACACAAACTGGGTTTTTTTATCAACTCTTTCAGAAGATGTAATAGAGGAAACTCTAAGAGCTGACGAAGGAGAAATAGGCGGAGCAATTATGTTCTTTTTTAAATCTGAAATGGAGGCATCGTGAGTAGAAAAGATTATATTTTAATCGCTCAAGCGATCAGAGAAGCTCATAGTTACGAGCATGAAGGACTGGACACCACTAAATTGATTGGAAATCTTTGCGAGGTGTTTGGTGAAAATAATAATAAATTTGATTCAGGAAAATTTTTTCAAGCGTGTCAAAAAACAAAGGGGGTGAAATAATGGAGGTTATTTTTCTTTTATATTTTTGGGTAGGCATAATTGCTGCATTTATTTTTGCTGCATGGATTGGAAGATAAAGGAGAAATAAAAATTAATTTTAGGCGGATAGTTGCAACTCCCAAAAAAAATATGCTACTATCCGTCCTAGATATTTTAATTAACTAAATTCGCAACAGCGAGGAGACAAAATGAATAAATATATGCGATTACTTTCTTACACTAATCAAGATCAAAAGACTTGTTCTTTCTTGGTTTTAGCAGATGATACATTTGGTATTGACTATAAAGCTAAGATTGAAACTTTTTACAAAGGTCTTACTTTAATTAGTGTAAACGATTATCCAGTATTAAATAAAACTGTAGATCAGCAAAATTTAGAAGCTGATAGTTTTGCTAATTATATGGACGCTAAGTTAATTTCTTGTAACGACCTTTACAAACTATAGGAGACAAAATGAAGATAGATAATATTCACGATCACAACCACAATGAAGTGATTGCAGAATGGGTCCCAGAAGACCTGCTTTTATGGGCAGATAATTTTGATAAGACCTCATGGGATAGTTTCAATCCGGAAGATGATTATTTTACGGAGGAGGACAAGCAGTCCGCTTTGTTTGATTGTTTGGTTTTAGATATGGCAAAAATGATTGATGTTATAGAAACTTATTTCAACGGCTACAGCGTTGACTATACAGCTCAACAAATTGCCGCCGCTTACTGGGTAAGTGAGTATTCACCTTTTTATCAATACAGCAAAGCAGGAGAGGAAGCAAAGTCTAACTGAAGATGGATTCAATATCCGAAAACCTGATTAATTTAAGTTTCGATTATTAGTCAGGTTCTTAGACAAACTAAACGCCTGAAACATGGCAGGAGATAAAATGATAGATAGAAAAAGATTATTTTCTATGCAGGAACTTACAATTATTCAAATGATCTGTGAGTATTCTTTTGCAAAACATACAGACCAAATGGAGCTGTTTACATACTTTAATCCAACAGACATAAACACTTTAGGATTTTTTAGAGACAAAGATTTTGCATCTAAATATTCAAGAGAATTTTTTGACTGGGTATCAAGAGAAGATGTGCCAGAGTTTATTGGTTATGAAGGAGACATAAAAAAATTATCAGTATCAGACAAAGATGAACTGGTTGAGCTGTTAGATGATTTTTTAAAATGTTTTGAACTGGAAGACTTAAAACAAAATAAAGAGGTGGCGTAATGAAAGAAAGATTTAGAGAATTTTATATAAACACAAAAGATGGTGAAGATGTATGGCATTGGGACTTAGACCAAACAGACTTAGTAGTTCACGATTTTTATGAACATAAAGACGACCCAACATTTAGGATTGAAATTCAAGACTGGTATGGTGAAGATTTTGACTATGTTGAAATCTATCCTGAAGATGAAGGCATTAAGGATTTTCCTAAGTATGTTCAAAAATCAATTTACGAAGTATTAAATCAAATTAAAGAGGTGGCGTAATGATTAAGAAAAAAAGATTTATAGCGACTAGAGAATATTCTCGTGAAGAGTATTGTTTTATTGATGCTTACACTTTAGAGGAGGCTGAAAAAATAGCTGAAAATGAAGAGTTAAATTGGGAGTTAGAAGGTGAAACAGATGAAGTTGAGGTTAAGGAATGATAGATAGAAAACAAAACAAGAAAGTAGATTCTAAACTTGCCAAAAAGCAATTTGAGGAAGGTTTAAGAAAGAAACTTAAAGAGCAAGGAATTAATGAAGAATGGATAAAAAGCCATCTCATTATTGATTAACTAACGGAGAAAATTGTGAATGACAATTATGACAAGGAATGGATTGAGCAGAGACTTTATGCGATAGACAGAGAGTTAGCTGAGGAGCAGCATTTAATGTCCAGTAAAAGTTTTGATAAATTAATAGCAGAATCAGACAAGTTGAATGATGAGCTATCCAGAATTAAGGCACTGGAAATTAGAAACAAATCATCTTTTCAAGATGAAAAAAGCAAAGACTCAAAAGCAGCTTTCGATAAATTTATTAAAAGAGTTAAGGCTCAGACAGACAAAGAACTGTTTAATGAAACAAGCAAAGACATAACCAAAAGAACTGTTAAAAGTTTTGAAGAAAAACTTGGAGATTATAGTTCTCAAGATATTAAAAATGCTTGGGACACAGTAATTATTGCTATGTTTAGTAACAGGGTAAAAAATGGGTACTCTGAAAAAGACAAGGACCTTGATGATAAGTTAGATATTCTTCAACATATTGTAATGAAGGAGGCACTAAGAAGATCATGACAAAAAAAGTTATGACCATGAAGGAACACATGAAATTAGTTGCTGATTTAAAACAGAAACCAAAACCAAAAACTAAAATTAAAAAGACAACGAGGAAAAAGAAATGAAAAAATCAATGTTTGGAAGAGCAATTAAAAAACCAAAATTAATTATTTATGGTCCAACTGGTGTTGGCAAAACTACTTTTGCAAGTAAGAACGAAAAAAAAATATTTATAACAACTGAGGAGAAAGGAAATGAGTAAATTTAAAATAGAAAAAGGAATAGAACGAAAGCTAACTAAGACAGATGAAGTGTTAGAAACTCTATTGAAAATGGAAATAAATGACTGTGTTAGAAATCTAAATTTTGCTGAAAAAAATAGGTTTGTATCAGTAGCTAACAAACATAATTTTAATATCTCTCAACAACGACAAAACAAAGCAGAAGGAGAGGAAACATATTATTCTATTTGGTTGGTAGCTGAGAAAAAACCTGAAAGTCCATTAGGACCAAAAGCAAAGAGACTTCATGTTAGAGAGATGGCAGGTGGCACTGATTTTACAAGCAACTTTGCTCCTTATGGAACGCCTTGCGGGACCAAATGTTACATTGATGAATTAGATTTAGCTGAGGAAAACAAAATGATAGTTGATGATATGAAAGAAATTTACAGAGTTATGAATGAAGAAAATGTTTATATAAAATACATGACAGGCAACATGGAAGAAAAGGAGGAAAGCTAATGACTTTTCCATTTAAAAACAAAGAAGCAAAAAAGAAAGCACAAGATAAGTATTTAATTAACACTCAAAAAGCAGGGTTAGTTAGTGTTAAGGTTATAGTCCCTAAAGATAGAGTAGAAGATTTAAAATCTTATGCAAAAGAGTTGAGGGTAATTCATAGGGCAATCAACTCATGAAGGAGATTATGAATAACCACGAACTAGCACTTGTCATAGGTGATTTATTAGATGAAGCACAAGAGAGAAACCTTCCGGAATATCTTGAAGAACTTAAACTCAAGATAGGTTTTCATTTAGTAAAAAATAGCAAAGCAATTAAAGATAATGACTTGGTTTTAAATCAAGTAGAAATGAATGTTGCTAATGCCCTTATGCGATATGTAGAAAAACAAATCTTAACTAGATTCCAGACACAAAGTCTGTCTGAAATTAGAGAGAACTCCCCCCGTACAAATTAGTTAAGAAGGAGAGCTGATTATTCGATTAGCTCTCCAGTTCTCTACCCATAAAATGACCTAAGCCAATAATCAAAATATGTTTCTTTACTCGCTGCTGACTTGGTAGTGTTTTCATGGCTGTTGGTTTCTCTCCTTCAACGGCAATCATTATCAAGCCGTTAGCAGATAAATTATCTACTGCCTTAGCAATCGTTTTCCGGTTCATAGAAAGCATTTTGCCGAGATATGAATAACTATCCCAACAAGAAAAAGAACTGCCCTTCAGCCGTTCGCAAATACACCAGAAGACTATCTTATCTCTTGCTGATAATTCAGGGTGATCTAGTTTGGACCTAAACATTTTCCAAACTACAAATTTTAACTTGTTAAAGTTCTTATATTTTAATGCTGTTCCGTAGTTAATAAATGGCGTATTTATTTCTGTGTGAGCTGAGGTTATCCACCAGTATTTATTTATCTTTCCTTTCATAACCTGCTAGTTCAATGTAATTAATAAACCATTGTTTATAATCATCATGCAATTCGTATTGTCTGAACCTTTTATCATCTCCCTTTTGTGTCTTGACAAAGAAACCTCTCTCAACACATTCATTTAATATTTTTAATACACTTGACCTACTCCCCACATGACGAGGAATGGTGTCGCATAGTTCTTCAAAGGAAAATAAATTCTCCCTGCCTTTCGACCCCACCTCTAACACTATGAGACCGTTCAATCTTGATCTTGTCGCAAATTCTTGTAGTTCGTTTTGTTTACTTAATATGAAAGACTTTAAAAACTTGTAACCTCTTTCAGAATCATTCATCAATAATCTCCTTTGTCCTTTCGTTCGAGATATAAGAGTAGTGATAAAAGATTTATTATTAAGGATTCGTTTTGATAGTAAGTAGTAATTATAGTTATAAAACTTACTTGTAAAACCTTTCAATAATATAGGGAACGCCTCAGCGTTCCTATATATATGTATATATAAGTCAGTGAGGGAACCCATACGGTCAGAAACACTATCGCTTGTGACCACCCATACGGTCAGAAAATTATTTCCAATCAATGTCATTTATATTTCCGGTAGAATTTTCTTCGTCAATTACATCTAAATTAAAGCCTCTTCTGATTAAAGTTTTAATGCTCATATCACCTTCGCTATTGGATTTAACCATAGCTGCTTTTACTACTGCCATACGGTGATATTCAATACCCTGTTCAAAACATATTCGTTCTGTGTTTTCTTCTGTATCAAGATATAAAATTTGCACTGCTCTATGGCTATCGACTAACGAGGTAGCTCCTCTCACACTGGACCGTGCATTTAATACTGAGTTCGTATTGCCTTCTGAGATAGCACTCTTGTTTAAATGATGTATGGATAACACGCTGCAACCAAACTCACTAGCAATAGACGAGCAGAACTGAGAATAAAGCTGTGCTGTGCTGTTGTTATTCATGTCTCCTGAGACGAACGACTGGATAGGGTCTATAACTATCAACTTGAGATCATCTATCTGTCTGAGGCTCTCTCTGAGGTCCTCAGCTTGGTCTGTGATATGAAGTCCGTTAGCTAAATCTTCTTTAATCAAAGTAAGGGGTTTACCCATGTCAGCTACAGTCAAAACATAAGTATCATATTCACTCTGTAAATAACTTCTTGTACTGTCAATCAAAGTTAATCTTCGTCCGGTTTCTTCAGCATCATCTTCAGCCGACAGGACGGCACAATTTCCTTGCACTGAAATATTGTTTCCTAAAAATTTACCATAACCGTTATTAACATCTAAACAAAGCCTCAAACATAAGCCTGATTTTCCTATGCCTCCAATACTACAAAGCAAAGAAATTTTTGACAGCTCCATAGTATTATTTACTAACCATCTTCTAGGCGGAGGGTCCTGTGTAAAATTCTTTATAGAGTATTGCTGTAAATTAAAATTATGTTTAATAATAATTTGCTTCTTAACTGCCTCAGCTCCTTCGTTAATATGTATGTCGTTGTAGTCTCCTTTTGTACTTGGAATACGAGACTTACAATTTGAAATATTAGTAATAATTTCTCTTGCTCGTTGCTGTCCTACTCCATTGTCATCATTATCAAAAGCAATTAACAATTCTCCGTCATAAAATTTTCTAATATTTTCTAATGCTGCTTGTCCAAAGTTAGCTGAAAAAGTACATACAACAGGAAGACCAGTACACTCATGAACTGATATTGAAGTAGCCAAACCTTCAGTAACAACAATACTTTTATAAGTGTTCCACTGCTCCCAATCTATGCCGATTGTAAAAATATTTGACTTAACTTCAGAAGCAGAAACAAACCTTTTATTCTTTGTAGTTATATATTGTAGGCTTCTCAATTCTTTGTATGTATTTCTGGTAGAATACACCGGACAGATTAATGAACCGTTAATCTCAGTCAATCCATAATTATTTTTTAACCCTTTTTTATTTAGGTATTCATGTTCCGTAGATATTTTAGAATTTTTAAGTCTTTCCTTGCAAAGCTCGGCAGTCTCATCATGCCTTTTTTGGCGTTCTTCTTTACTCCTTTGCAAGTTCTCTTCAATTTTCCTATTTAACTCAGCAACTTCAACTGAGTTAAGTTCTCTCATTGAATGAGAATAAAACTTCCATTGTTGGTTAGTACGCCAATTACCATAAACACAGATAAAATGTCCGTCTGTTTCATTATAGGTGTACCAACCGGACATTTCTCCAACGCCCTTATCAGGTCTTGTATTTAAAGTTGCATTAACAGGACACCTAGTTATCTCTCCAGTAGTATTTATATTAGTAACTCGCAGACCGTCATTATTCATCTGTTTTACTAGATCAGTAATGTCTGAGCTTTCGTGTCTATATTTTAATGTTGGATTTAAAACTTCCTTTTCATTAAATATCTTTGAAAAATCAATCATTAGCCACACCATTACTTGCTTTTGCTTTTTCGCAATCAAGATAATGGAGGACTAATAACTCAAAAAATTTTCGCCTGTCGTTCGACTCCCATTTGTGCAGCTCGTAGGTATTATGTTTATTCGCAAACTTTATATAAGTTTCTTTTGTTTGTGCTATCGCATAACCCACACTTTCATAATTTAAATTAGCTGTTCTCTCTAATTTTTCTCCTCGTTCAATCCTTTCTTTTATTTTATCTATATGTTCCATCTTATTACACACACCATAATATTTTTTTTTGTATTCAAACAAGACCGCTCCTGCCGGACACAAACAATGTCCGCACAGGGAGGGTCTATTATTTTTTATATCAAACAATTAAATTCCTAGAACGGAATCTCATCATTCATGTCAGGTTTTGCAGGTTCTTCAGCCTTAACTACAGCAGGTTCAACTGCTTTAGTTTCTTCCTCTAGCTTAACTGTTTCACCGCCTACAGCTTCCCAGTTTTTACCATGCCAACCGCTATCTATTTTAAATGAGGTTCCTTCAGTTCCGTCATTCTTTGCATACTTGCCTTTCTTCAAAAGACAGGTAGTAAGTTTACCAATAAGATCACTCTCTTTGGCAGTCATGACAGCATCTCTTTCAAGACCCATAGATAACAAGCAATTAAATAAATTTGCCTGACCAGAAATAGCTATGGAATGAGACTGAGGGTCTTCACTTCCCTCCTTGTCCCAACTGACCATAAACCTTTCTTTCTTGTTCATAATGTCTATTTCTTGAACTTCAAATTCAATCTCAATAGCATCATAAACTACACCATTATTCTTTTCGCTTTTTGAGACTAAATCATTTAGCTCATCAATACCTGCAAACGCTAGTGTGTATCTTCCGTCCGGATAATCTTTGAAAGAATTATCCACCTCAGCTTCAGCGTCAGGATTAAATCCACCGCCAAACTTATTACTTAAATCAACCATTTTTTACCTCGCTTAATTTTGGTTTATCTATTTTAAAACAATCAATGCAGACCAGTAAGTGTGACACCCTTGCCACCGGCTCACCTTTACCGCACTCATCACATTTAAGTTCATCTTCAATCTCAGGGAACCAATGCTCATTGTAATTATTTTCCAATGCCTAACCCCTCCTTCATAGCTGTACTTAAAATCTTCCAACCTGTCTCCCTTTCGAGCTTGATTTCGTCAGGCAAGTTGTATCTATTCTTCCCTACATGAGCGGAAGTTTCTCTAGTAAAAATATATCTGTCTTGTGACATAGTTGTTTTTGTAACCATTTGCCCTTTGTCAGCTTGTTTTTTTACTTGTCCATATTTGTAATTGTAAAAGAAAATTGCATCAGCAAACTCACTCACTTTTGCAGCAACTCTTTTATGTAATTTTAATTGGTATTTATCATGAGGGTTCATGTCAGGTATTTCAATACGCTTTAATTCAACATGACAAATCATGCAGACTCTCATTTTTCTTTTGTCTCTTATATCATTTAAGACTTCAAGAATTTCTGTCATCTGATCTCCTGCTAAAGCATAGCCTTTACCATATCCAAAATCCTCAACATGACCCTTCCCTCCAATGTCACAAACCTTTTGAAAGACAAGGGTTTCTAACCAATCAAGTGAATCTATTATTAAAGATTTTCTATCGTGTTCTTCATCTCTTATTGCCGTGAGCCTAGACATAAATTCATCATAAGTTTTACAGACTGGGAAAGACCAAATGTTGTCATCATTCTCGATACCTGCCATGCCATCTTCAGTTTGAATTAAGACTGGGTTTTCCATTTGTGCAGCTAGACTTGTTTTACCTATGCCGCTTGGTCCATATAAAATAAATTTAACAGGTTTTATTTGACTACCTTTTTGTATATCAGCTAAAGACATAATTACTCCTTTGTTATGTTAGTTGTTTTTAAAACTGCTCTAGGCGATAACTCAGACTTCAAGAGTTCTAATGATTGAGTCTGTAATATCGACAAAGCGTTATCCAGTTGATTAATCTGTTGAGTTCTCCTCTTTAGAGTAATCGTTTCAGGGTCAGCGTTTAACTGTCCCAAAGTGTTGATAGACCACATAATAATTTCAGCTAATTTTTTTGGGTTAGCTGTAATACTAATATCTATCAATTCGTCTTTGAGGTCTTCGTCATAAACTACAACCTCATTTCCATTTTCCGTGTAATTAAAACACGGAGTTTTATTTTTTGCCGTTGATTGCGGCGATTGTTCGCTTTCGCTTTTCTTCATCATGCTCCTCGCTAGTTAAATATAATTTATGTGTTTCGCAGTCCGGTTTATGTGGACAGAAATGACAATGCTTTCCTGCTACATACTCAGGTTCTTCTACGAAACACGCTTCTATTTTTGGCTTTAGCCAATCCAAACCCCAATTAGCTAAGTCATCAGAAAATATAGTAGTGCTTCTGATCGGACCGTCTTTGTGCCAACTTCTAGGCTGCACAATAACTGTCTCAACACTTTTCTTATCGGAGTATCTTGATAATGCCATAAGACCATAAGCTCTAAGTTGTAAATTCATATCAACTTCGACTGGGTACTTACCGGCTTTGTAATCTATTATTATTATTTTATCTTTTTGTAATATTAAAATATCTGTTGTTCCCCATAAGTCAGGGTGTATTTCTGAGCCATCTAATTTTTCTTCAATTAATAATTTACTGCCTTCTTCTTCGCTGCTTCTTTTAACAACATATTCACAATACATATCGGAAGCATCTATCATAGTCTGATCTACAGTAACTATATGTCCTTCATATTCCACTTCCTTATTTAACCAATACTCATGAAAATCTATGCCTTCTAAATTTCCCAATAATCTCATCTCGTTCATTTCGTGATTTACACTTCCCTCCCATGCAGCATAACTTCCTGTACTTTGATAGCCTTCACTTGCTTTTATAGAAGCAGAACATTTCGTTGATCTCGTTAATCCAGAAGGACTAACTTTTGCATGACTCGTAACCGGCATTAATTTTCTTGTATAATTTTTCTTGAATTTTCGTACTTAATTATATCTTCTTCAGAATATCTAATTGCATTTCCAAACTTATGAAAATCAGGTCCTTCGCCTTTGTATCTCCATGTGTCTAATGTTTTTACTGATATTCCACCCAACCTTTCCGCACAACTTTTCCTGTCGTAATATATTTTTTCTTTGCTCATAAGTAGTAATTTGTCCTCGTAAGATGATATGATAACTTAATTGTTTTACAAAAAACAAGTAGAGCAGATTAAATAAATTAAATTAAATTTTTTTTTCACTCTTAAAAATTAAGATTTTAAAATGAAAACAGTTAGAGATAGTTTGAAGATGGAAGGCAAGAGTTCTTCTCTTGAAGACTGTCCTTGCATATCAGTTTGTACTTTAACTTATTTAACACCAGAAAATGACACTTGTATTTGTGGCAGAACTACGAAAGAAATAGCACAATGGAATTGCTTAGATACTGTTAAGAAAAAAGAAATAGTTATGAGATGTATTGTGGATAAAAAATCTTTTCCAAGACAGAAATTAACTTGGTTAGCGGAAGAAAATGATTTGACTGTTAATGAAGCAAAGAATGTTTTTGTTTTACGAAGAACTAAATGAGTTATACGGACGAAGAATTAAAACCAAATGTTAAAAACCTCTATGAGCATAGATGGGTTTGGTATCATACTATTCTTTGTATTCAGGTTATTATTACAAATATAATTTTAATAGCCATATTGTCTCAGATGTAATGAGTAAAGGAGATAGACCACGCCCTTTTAGTGTTGATAAAAAAACATTTGAGGAAAACTTTGATAAAATTTTTAGAAAAGACAAGGAGAAAAATGACCAAAAAAAAGAAGGTACTACAAAAACAAGTAGCCGGTAATCATTACAAAGAACTACCTATAGAGCCAATAGAATTTATTTTAGGTAATAACCTTTCATATTGCTGCGGTAATGCTATTAAATATATATCAAGGGACAAAGGCTCAAGAGTAGATGATCTTAGAAAAGCTATCCATTATTTAGAAATGGAAATAGATTTAGTTCTAAAAAAATAAGCTGTACTTTTTATAGGATTCCGAATATAAAAATTTTCGTGAGTCCTTAGCTCAGTTGGTAGAGCATACCCCTTTTAAGGGTAGGGTCCAGAGTTCGAGCCTCTGAGGACTCACCATAAAACAACTACCAATCAACTACCAAAATATAATTAATAATTTGCGAGGCTAATTTTTGGCAGATTATAAAGGAAGTTTAATCTTATTTAAGTTGCTGATAGTTCCCTTAAAAGAAGATTATATGTATTTATTTAATAAGGCTAGGCTTAAATTTTTTTTTATATTTGTTGCACAGCCTCAAATATCGTGCTAATTTATACCCATTAGTCATGAGGAGAATATATGAATACTAATAAAAACAACTACCAATTTACTACCAAAGAAAAAATTAAAACAGATAAATCTTTTAGTAAATTAAAAATTAGAAATCGTAACGGTGTAATTAGTTATATGCTGTTGTGGTCAGAAAACGGCAAAAGAAAAACTAAAACCATACCTCTTAAATACAAAGATGAAGGCATTACTTCTATTAGAAATAGAGCAATCAAAATGTACGAAACATTAATTGATATACAAGAAGGAATTATTCCGGACCCTGCTGAAAATATATCTGTTACTTATCAACAATTATTTAATGACTATATTGATGATTGCAAATCAAGAAATGTAAAAACAAAACACATAGAAGATTGTCAAAGAAATTATAATAATTGGGTTAAGTCACTTGCAGGTAATATTGTAGTTAGTGATCTTAAAAGAAAAAATATAAAAGAAGTTTTTAAGAAAGCTACAAAACACAGTAAGAGCGTAGCCAACAAAACTTTAAAGATGATTATTGCTTCGTTAAATTTTGCTGTAGATGAAGAGACTTACGGAATTGATTTTAATGTAGGCTCTAAGATAAAAGCTCACCCTGATATTAAAATTAAAAGGTCATATACAGATTTAGAAAAAGCAAAAATATTTAATGAGCTTAATAGTATTGAATTAAATAATCCAGAAAGATACAGAACTGTTGGGTTTATATGGCTGCTTATATTAACTGGAGCAAGAAAAGGTGAGATAGCTAAAGCTCGTTGGGAATGGATTAAAGATAACAAAATTATTATTCCAGTTGAGCATCACAAGACTGGACAAAAAACCGGAGAAGAAAGGGTTATTTATTTAAATGAACCGGCTATGCAGGTTATTAATAAATTATCTACTATTAATCCTAAAACAAAAACTATTACTGGAATAGTAACTCCTTATAAATTATGGAGAAAAATAACTAATAAATGTAACTGCCCTGATATAAGGTTACATGATCTAAGGCACAGCTTCGCTACTATGTGTATATCAGCTAACATTTCAACAAGACAAGTTGGAGCTTTGTTGGGTCATAAAAGTTTAGCTTCAATGCAAAGATACGGTGAAGTTACTCCGCAAATATCTTCAGGTAATGTTAATTTAGCTGCTAAAGTTATTGATGCTCAAATCATTAATTGATTTAATTAGCGATTCATAGGGGTCAGTATTTTTTAACTGCTCAGTAGATAAAGTTATTTTAGTAGCAGGATAATTAGAGGGAATATAAGTAATTATATTTAATGGCATACAATAGAGAGCATAGATGTCTATACTATTTTCTCCGTTCTCTCCGTAATAACGGTCTTTTGTATGCCTCCCTCGTCTAAGATCAAACTGCCAACCAATCCTTCTAGCAACGCCTTTTTTTTCATACAGCCTTTCGTTGCTTTTCGTTTTAACCTGACATTTTAAAATTTTATCTTCATGCTCAAAAAGAATATCAGCATGAGAACCATGAGGAACTATTGTTACCGTATCTGAAAATAATGCTAAATGACTAGCAACTGCAAACTCCCCACTTCTTCCTAACCTTTCGGTCGATCTACCCATTACATTAATCGTATTTAGTTGCTCTGCCTTCTATATATTGTTGCATTAGTTCTTTGTCTTCAGCTAAAAGAAGTTGCTTTGCAGCTCCGTTAAACTCTTCTAATACATTACTTAATATAGCTTGTTTAACTCCTTCCGTAGCATTCAAATAATCTCTACCTTTAATAATATTTGTCATAATATCTTTAGTATTTAACTCACCGTTTATTTCTAACAGTCTTGAATATTGGAAAGGATTTAATTTTATACCATCTATATTTCTAGCAGGAAGACGAGGAGAATAACCAAGTCTATAAAATTCATCAAAAATTTCAGCTCCAAGTTTTGGCTCAGAATACATATAAGGAGTAAAAGGACCGCCTACGCTTGGGTCCCTTGTTTGTATTTCACCAAAGATATTTCTTCTTGGAGCAAGATCAGTTTTAGGGTCTCCAAATAAAGGCAGTCTTTGTATTAATGTGTCTGTTATTGATCTAGCATCTCTTAAAACATCATCATCATATTGCCCTGCATGAGCAAAAACTGTAGGTACAAAAGAACCAGTAAACCTATTAATCCATTTTTCAGAATATCTTGTTGGGTCTGATATAGCTTTTATTACATCACTAAGACCAGACATAAATGTTTTATTTGTTAAGTTATTAGAAACAGAAGTAGCAATCATTCCTGCAACTTTACTTGCTTCTAACTCTAAATCTTTTGTATCGTCCTGTGTGTTATTTATATATTTTCCCACTTCATTTAAATCAGCAGCAATACCAAATAAAATTCCTATAGGTTCAAATCTATTATATCTATACCAATTATCACCTACTTTAATTGAGTAAGGTTCCCACCCTTCTGAGGTTTGTCTTCTGTTTTGTATGCCTACTCCATCAAGAGGCTCTCCTTCCATACTGGCTCCTGCTCCAGAAATTAATCCTGAGTTTGCTAATAATCCAACGCCTAACATTGTAGAAGTACCCATAATTATTTTAGCTTGAGCTACATCTTTTTCAGCTCCTCCTTTTGCAATAGCGTCTTTGTATCTTTGCATAGAAAAACCAAATGGAGTTCTTTCTGCAGCATACTTAACAATGTTGACCGGAGTACGAACAAAGGGAAGCATAAATCTTACTAATGGGACTGCTCTATTAACACTATTAACAGCTCTACCTACCGCTCCTACTTTGTTTGTAAAGGTTTGGTATCTTCCCACTTCTAAAGCATCAAACTCAATGTCTTTTCCTAATGGAGAATTTAAAGGGTCGTCTCCATGTTTTTTAACCAGTTGCGAAGCATAGTTCCAACCCTTTCTTTCTTTCGCAGCTTTTCTCATAGCTTGTCCCCATATCTCTTGTCGATAAGCAATAGTTTTAAAAAACATATCTTCGGCAACTAATAGTCTGCTTGGCGTTCTAACAATAGTTCCACCTATACCGCCTATAGATTTTTGTCTTGCTAGTTCTAATTTTGTAGTTGAATCCATTACTGCATTTTCATCAATTACAGTTTTACCAAAAACTTTTAAACCTTCTAAATGTCCTAAGATTGTTCCAACTAATCTTGCAGCAGCTTCAGTGTATGTTACTCGCTCTCCACCAGTAAGCATTCTAGGTGTACCTTTTACTGCAGCTCCAAAGTATTCTAATGGTCGCATTAAGGCTGTAAGTTCGTTTGAAGAAACATTCACTAAATGTGTAGCAGGTGAAGATAATAATGAGTTAATCCAAAACTCTTGTATTTTATTTAGTAAAGTAGGATTTTCTAAACCGGCTATATATTTTATTGCAGCGTCAACATCATCATCAAATGCTTCTAAATTTCTAGCTATTATTTCAGGGTCTAAATTTGTACCTTTTGCATTTTCTAAAAAATCTTGCTGTGCTTGAGTTTTAATTTTTTCATCAGGGTTTCTTGATATTTCTTTTAATGCCCTAAAAGTTCTTCCTGCTTCTGATCTTACTCCTGCACTAACCTCATGCACTGCTGCTACTTCGTTACTCATTTTCTTAAAATTAAAATGGTCCTGTTCTGTTGCTATGTTTTTATCAATTCTATCTGTATATATTTTTCTAGCTTTTTTTAAATCCTCAGCTAAAGTTCTTTCTATCTGTCTAACTCTTGTAATTTCTACATCATTTAAAGCTGTACCTTTTGGGATATTAATAATGTCATCAACAGTCCAACCTAACTCATTAGCACGGTCATTTAATTTTTCACCGTTTTTACCAAACTCTTGACGACCTCTTCTTTGATTAAAATATTGATCGTTGTCATCTGCCAAATCTTTATATTCTTGTTTGGTTTTTTTATCAGTTCCAGTCTTATCAAGATTTATATTACCTGCTTTATTAGGGTCAGGTGTTGGAGTAGGTCCGATAGGTGAAGATGGAGTTCTGCTTCCTGTTCCTGTAAATGTAGGACCAACTACTTCAGGAACTCTTGGACCAACTCTTGGGTCAGGAGGACCTACCTCTTCGTCTGCCGCTCTTTTGTTAGCATTTTTATCTATTTCTCCAGACGCTTTTTCCGGTCGGTCGTCCACTTTTTTAAACTTGCCTTTTATTTTTCCTAAAGATTTTAAAACACCTTCTACCGCAAGACCCATTCCTGCTCCTTCAACAGCCATTTTTAAACGACCCATAGCAACAGTGTCGTCATCATCTGCTTGTAACCATGCAGTAAATTCATTAGGAGCTACTTCTTGAATAAGGTTTGATAATCTTTCTTCATCAGGACTAAACGCCATTTGTTCAGCAATAACACCGGCTGAAGTATATTTAGTTAATTTACCAACTTTTGTAACAGGGTCTAATCTTTTCAATTTATTAAGTTTTGACAATGCTTGTATGCCTTTTAATGTACCGGTGTAAGGAACTAAAAATCCTGCTGCATCTCTTACAAAACTACCTAACATATTAGTAGGTTCAGCAACTTCAGGAAGATCAGGTAAATCAACATACCCTCCAGTTACATCTCTTACTAAGTCTGAAGTTCCTTGAACTGTATCTCTAGCAGCTCCACCAAAAACTCTAAAAGTATCTTCTAAAAAACTAACATCATTAGGGTCTTTTGGTTCTTGAGGTGTAATTGCAGGTAAAGAATTTATATTATTTATATTATTTCTATTATTGATATTTTGATTAGCTAGAATATCTCTAGCTGTTTCTTCTGTTTCTAAAGAATTTATATAATCATCAAGGCTTTGTGCAGAAGTATTGTTTTGCTCAGGCTCAGCTATTTCAACAGGCTTAGGACTAGCTGTTTGTATATTATTTTCTCCAACTTCAAGAGATTCTATGTATTCATCAAGAGTCATTTCTCAAGATTTATCTTTAACTACCAACTTTAGTTGCAGATTCAACTATGCTTTGTGATCTTCCTAAGTATTCAACTAAATCTTCTTCAAACGAACTTAAATTTATTCCTTTTAGAGTTTTAATTTTTCCTGCTTCAGATAATTTTTTAATTATATCTTTTACATCACTGTCAGGGTATTGTGCTTTAACTTGTTTTATTCGTTCCAAATCAGCTAAATTCATATTGTATTGACTAGCAAACACTCGATCTTGTATATTCTTAGCATCTAATCCAGATATATTTTCATTAGCATATTCTTCTAATAAACTTGGGTCCTTCAAAATTATTTGTTTTTGTTGTTCTGTATATCTTGGGTCGTTTTGTATAGAAGAAGCTCCATATTCAATTTTAGAAAGTCTGCCCTGTCTTTCTTTTTCTGCTTTAACTCTAGCTGCTTCATTTTTTTCTCTTAAAGCTACACCTTCATTAACATTTCTTCTGTTAAATTGATCGTCTCCTATAGCAATAGCTTCAGCTATACCACCGTACATTTGTTTGTCTCTTTGTTTTAAATAAGCCTCTCTATCTTTTTCAGACATATTATTTAATTCTTCTGCGGTTTTGTAATCGTCACCACCAATCGTAGCCATAAAATTACCAAACCTAGTTCGCTTATCTTCAAATGGAGTTTTAGAAGGAGCTGAAGGAGAAGGAGCAAAAGCGTTCTGATTTACATATTCATTAATTGCTGCAGCGTTAGGATTAATATTTTGAGCCATAGCATTGTTAAGAGCATTATAATTTAAAGTTGTTCCGCCTTGTCCCATCATATTAGAAACATTACTGTTCATCATTTGAAGTTTGTCATTCATCAAATAATCATCAACAGACTTTCCTCCTAAATCTAAAGGTCCAAGACGAACATCACCTAGTTTAGAAGGGTCTGTAATTTGTCCTGCCTCAAATAATTTAGGAACACCATCAGGTAAATTGGGTTGAGCAGTTACCGTAGCATTTTTAACTTTTTCATCTGCCAATAATTCTTCATCAGTTTTTAATATGTATTTAGGAATAGCTGCATTTCTTTTTCTATCACTTGTAAACTCAGGGTTTAATTTATATCTAGGGTCATATTGTTTATTACCTAAAGCTGAATTTAATGCTGCACCTATGTCACTAAAAATAGATGTTTGTCTTCCGTCCTGTGTATAAGCCATTATCTGCTCCTGCCTCTAGCATAACTACCGCCTAAGTTTGCAAAGTAACCTAAAGCATCACCTAAGCCTAATTTTTGTTGTGAAGTTCTAGTTCCAGATGAATTAATTAATACTGGCACTCCTGAAATAGCACTGGTTGAAGCTGCAAGATTTGTATAAGGTTGATCTTGTTCCCTCATAAATTCATTGTATCTTGCATCTAACTCAGCCTGATTTAATCCTCTTTGTAAATTACCAGACATATTCAAATCATCTGCACTCATAAATTGAGTATCTAATAAATCGTTGTAAGCTCCGTAGTCAAAATTTCTTTTTGATTCATCTAATGCAGCTTGTCTAGTAGTAAAGTCATTCATAAGGTCTGTGTTGTACCTCATATTGTCATCATCTCTCATGCCCAAGTTATAAGCCATATCATTTCTTCTAGCTAACAAGTCTTGATCTACTCCGGCATCAAATTGAGCAGCGTCCATGTCTCCTCTAATATTAGCCATAGCATCATTGTAAGCACTTTCTCTTGCTCCGGTAATAAAATCAGACGCTTGGTCGCCAAAATTTCTATTTGTTTCTGATTCCAGTAAAGCTGATCTTGAACCACCAAAAGCATTACTGCCAATAGCTGCATCTTGATCTGATTGAAGAGCCATTTGTCTATATTTATTTATGTCAGTTAATCCTTTATTAATAACATTGTCTGTATATGGGTTCATATAAGAACCAACATTTCTATCTAATACGCTTCCAATCTCCCTTACATTATTTCTTCCATAATCAGTGTTTATAGCATTAGGATTCATTTGATATGGATTGCCTAAATCTATACGGTTTTGAGTTTCTCCGTACATTCTAGCAACAGGGTCATATCCTTTAATGGTTGCGTTAATATTTCTAAATTGATTTTGTGCTTCTAATTCATCTGCAGTAAACGGAGCTACTGTATCTCCTGTGTATGGTGTAAAAGGAGTTTCATTAATTTCCATACCTTGATTTAAAAGATATTCAAAACCTTTCTTTTGCCATTCAGGAAATTCTTGTTTTGATGACTCGTGTACTACTGTTTTGCCTTTACTCATAATTTATATATCCTTTGATATTACATATTCAGACTTAAAGCCTAATTCTTTTGGAATTTTACGAAGCCACCCTAAACGACCTCCACCATGTAAGCGTTTAATTCCACACGCTTTAGCAAAAGCCACTATTGAAGGTATCATGGATTCTAACTCCTGATAATTTCCACCACAAAAAAGCAAATTCATTGTTTTCATTTGTGGAAACTCAATACATTCAGTTACCATAGCTGACTTTTTTCCTACCCATAATAGGAAAACTCCATCTCTTATTCTACACTCAATATCGTCTATTGAGTAGAGGTCCTGTCTTTTTACAGCTTTCTCTATAAAGGGTTTAGCAAATTTCCATTTGCTCTCCCACTCATTAAACGACTGTTGTTGTGCTGATTGTTCCTGCATCATTTACAGTTAATTTATATTTAGTTCCATTAGGAGACACCAACACTAACTCTGTTTGATCTCCTGCATTTATTTCTATTCTTTCGCCCTTACTTAAAGTTAAACCTGTCATTGATTCAAGCTCAGATATTAAGTATGAAAAATAATTCTTATCGTAAGTTTCTTTAGGCTGTGAAAAAGTTTTTCTAGCCATTATCTCCTGCCTCTAGTTTGCACATCAGCTCTAATATTTCCTACTTTGTATGTTTCTGTAGTAACGCCTGTGACCGTCATAGAGACCTGTCTAGCCGTAATTCTGCAATCCGTGTACCCATCACTGTTATTAAAAGAAAAGCTCCCAAAATCCGTTTCTGGTCCATTAGGAGTAAATCTACCTTTCATAGATATAGTTAATGCTGAAACATTTTTACTTTCTTCGTCTGTTACTAATTGCGATACATGAGATACTTTATCTCCACCTGCTATTTCTAAAGGAGCAGAAGTGCAAAAAGGTTTTTTATTTCCTAAGCCTTCACTGTTAAATAAAGTTGTGCTTTCATGCTCAAAAACTGTGCCATTAGATGAACAAGCTAACGGAAAATCATTAACTCCTTGATCTAACCATACTGTACGGTCCATTTCTCCAACGGACCAAGTGTTTGAATTGTAATTCCAAATAACATATTTGTTTGGGGTTTTACTACTACCTGCAGCAAAGAACCAAATTATCTCTGAAAAATTACTATTATGTCCTCCGCAAGTTACAGTTCTGTATGGGTAATGCAAGTCATCAAATATGTAATCATGCACATCACAAGGTATTTCTCTAACCCCACCGTCATACATAAAAAATCCATTTTCACCAAACCAAGCTAAAAAATTACCAGTTGATACTACAGACCTAATTGAAGCAGTTGCACAAGATGTACCGGCATCTTGTATGCCATATATAAAAGGACTTCCGGTGTAATACATTTTATTTATTCCGGTATCTGTAAATATAATAATATCTGAATTCCATTTTTCAGCTCCAAGTATTCTTCCACCTGTTGGTATATTTAAATCACCTGCTGTATTTGTTGAGGCTGCGGTCCATACTGTGTTTGCTTCTCTTGAAGACCATGCTACTTTTCTTGGGTCATTTGCAGAACCAAAACAAATTAAATGTCTTTCATTAGATACTAATAAAGCTGTGTTTCCTATTGGAGCATTTGCTAATTGTATGCCTGTTGCATCTGGACTGCCTGAACCGGAATCAGGTCGCCACTGATAAACTTTTCCATCTGAACCGGAACAAAATATTAAATATTCACCCCAGTTAGAAAAAGAAAAAGACTTAGTGTTAAAATCTAATCCTGATTGTGAACGAGCATCTCCGTAATTTTCAACATTATAAGTGTAAGCTCCATATCCTAATGGAGAAGCAGAAGAATCATTTATAAAACCAGTAGGAGTAATGTCATACCAAATGTTGTTATATTGAACATATACTTTTTCTCTTGTGCCGATTGCTATAACTGATTTACCTGTATTAGTATTGTAAGCATACATACCAGTAGGAGTTCCAACTAAAGGTGTTTCTTTAAATCTATTCCACCCACCTATCGGCTGCATAGCTCCGTTTTCAAATCTAACTAAATTACCATCTACCCAACGCCCAGTATTAGAATACTCAGTTCCGTTTGTTACTATTCCTGCAGGAGGTGTTATTGGTACTAATGCCATTATTAATTATACCTTAATGTTTGTTTTCTTATAATGAGTTAAAAGCTCATACCATAAGGGTTTTATTTCTTCCCAAACTGGAAACTTTTTAATGTTCAATTCTTTTCTAACTTCTTCTATTGGTGTTCTTAAATAGCTATGCCAATCAACAGTTAAAAACCATTTTGTTTTTCTGCCGTTTTTATAACCTTCTTTTATTAATCTAAAAACACTAATAACTGGGGTATATTTTATTCTAAAAAAAAGACTGCCTTGTATTTTTTTTTTACCAAAAGAGTTTTTAAATGCCATAAGCCAACTAGATAGTAAAATAAAAAAGAAACTCCAACGAAACTCTTTACCTAATGTAAATGCTAAAACAGATATTTCTGCTAAAGGAGTAGAGTCAAGATTGTTTACACAATGAATAAGGTCATGTTCGTTAATAAAACCTTGCACATATTTAATATTTTTTTTGCCTTTGGTTTGTGAAATTTTGTAATTTTTTTGAAATAAATCATCTGAATTATTTTTCCAAAATGTTTTTAACTCTGCTCCTAATGTGCCTTTTTTGTATCTTGATTTTAAAACAGTGTCTTTTAGGTTTTCTTGTTTATAGAAAAGTTTTGAATATGGATTTTGATTAAATTTTTTTTTTAATTTTTTATCACAATTATTATCTAAACTATTAACCATATCCATAATAATATTTAAATCTGCTGATATATAACTTTTTGAAAAAGTATAAGCTCTAACAAACTTTAAAGCTTTTATGATTTGCATATCATCACAACACGACAAACTTTGTCGCTAACATTTTTTATAAAACATTTTTTGCTAGATAATTTTTTACAGTCATACTGATTAAAGTCATATTTAAATTCTTCTCCGACTACATCTGGGGAAGGAACTGTAATTTCACATTTGTTGCCGACTAATAAATAATTAATGTTCCCAAGTTTTTCAGTTTCTATTGTTTCATTTGGTTGCAGATCAACATTGTAAAATTTAAAACCATAGTCATTTTGCAAACAACAAATAATAATGGTGTCATCTTGCATTGATTCGATACTTGCTTTATTTGTTGCTAACTCATAATTTGTTGACCTTTCTCGCCATTCTTTTACATACCCTTTCATATCTATTTCATAGCCATAAAAATTATCTGTTCTAGTTGTGTTTTTATAAGAATCTTCCGGATTATCTGCATATAATTCTTCAATTTTATCTACATCTGTTTCTGCTATTTCATCTGCTTCCCATTCATAAGAAACTTTAACTTTACCTTCCATAAATAAATAATTTGTTAATGATTTATTTATTTTGTAATCATCAAGGTATTCTATTTTGTCAAAAGATGGTTGTTCATCAAGTTCGTGTCTGCTTATAAGTTGTCCATTTTTTGCTGATAAAACTGTTAATTGAAATTCATTATCCAAATTAATCATTTTTATATTTTCCATTGTAAATATCATTTAGATTTCCTCTGATGGTGTTATAGGATTATATGGATTTATTTGATAAGGATTATCTTGTGGTGGAAGTTTGTCTGCATCTTCAAATGGAATAACAATTTCTCCATCAGGTAATTTATGAATTTCTTTTAATTGTTTGTTTTTATCGTTCATTATATTGTAATAGTGACTGTGCCATTAATTATATGTGATGCTCCATTTGTATAATTATGAGCAGTAGAACTCATGGCACTGCCTGTTGAATAAGTAAAAGCAGAAGCCGGAAGAGTAGCTGTTCCTAAACTTGTTTGATAAGTGATTGAAGTCCAATTACTTGCAGTTAAAGTACCATGTATTTGTAAATACCAAGGAGATGTGGTACCAGAATTTATTTGTGTAGTTATGCCTTTAATACCAAGACCTCCAATAGACCATTGTCCTGTAGAGCCATTAAGAGTTCCCATAGGATTTAAAAGAATAGTTGGAGAAGGATTCATAAAAAATCCTGTATATACTGCTTTTATAAATTGTTGACTGCTTGTAACAATAGGAGCTGAATACTGAACAACATTACTTGCTCCATACCATTCATTGAATGACATTTGTACACCAGAACCTTTAGAAATTAATCCTCTAATGTCTGCATCATTTATTGATGCTGAAGTTCCAGATGTACCTCCTGCTTCAACATGAATGTCATTAAGTGAAATAGCTCCTGAAGTTTGTAAAGCCATTTTAGACTCCTCTTAATTCTTTAAGCTCGTCTTTTAATTCTTTGATTGCTTCTATTAATAATGGAGTTAATTTTGCATAATCAACAGTCATATAATCTTCGCCAGATTTAGATTCTTTAGTTTCTGCATCAATGTCAAAAGGAGCTAAATCTATAATCTCAGGCAATACTGCTTTCACAGATTGTGCTGAAACTCCCACTTGCATTTTGTCGTTATCATGTCCTAAAGATTTTGCTAATTCATTTTCTTTAAAATAAAAAGTTTCTATTTTTGAAACTTTGTCTAAAGCATTTTCTATTTTGCCTTGTTTATCTTTTAATCTTTCATCTGAATAATAAGCTGTGACATTTCCATCAAAGAATCCACTACCTGCACTATCAATAATAAAGCGATCAACATCACTAGCATTTCTAAAGACATACTCGCTTCCTGACCCAAAATAAGTAGTGCCACTGTGAGTAAAATAAAATCTATTTTCTCCATCAGTGCTTCTAATCCAATTTCCAGAAGATAAAGCATTTCCAGAAGCTAAATTCACACTAAATGTCGTACCACTTAAAGCAAGTCCTGTTCCCGCAGAATAAGTTGTGTTTGTGGTGACATATCCCGCTCCATTCGTAAGCTGATTATTATTCGTTGGGATTGTTGGAGTTCCTGTCAAACTGCTGTAAGGAATACCAGAAGCAGTTATTTCTACAACATCTCCTGTTCCGTTTTTGTGTAAAGCTAAATTGCCACCAGCTTTTGCTCTTAAAAACCACGGCTCATCTGTACCATTACTTGCTTTAATTTGAAAATCAGAAGCAGTAAAAGTTCCTCTGCCTGTGACATTAAAACCATCTGTGCTAGTTCTAGCTTTTTCTGAACCGGCTTTGTAAAGAATTAAATCGCCTCCATCATTAGCTGTTAAATAGCTTTGAGTATCTCCGGAATTATTTATGGATAGATTTGAAGCTAATAATTTTAAATTACCTTGCCCAACATCTTGAATAATTGAATCTGTGCCTGAGTGATATATGTGCATATCATCTCCATTTCCAAATATTGCTCTTTTATTATCGTCAAAGTTTGCTGAATTAAATCTGACATTTATTTCTGTTCCAGTAGCAGAAAAAATACCATCAAGGGTATCTAAATCTGTATTTAACTTTGTTCCCCAAGTATCAGTAGAACTACCTACTTCAGGTTTAGTTAAGTTTAAATTAGTTGTATATGTATCTGCCATTTTTAATTACCTATAAATTTATGCTGCAATAGTTTTTTCTTCCCAAACTGTATTAGGATTATTTTGCTCTATCCATTTTATAACACCTTCAGAGCTTAATCCACTATCGCCATTGATTAATGAAACTCCAAAGAATCTTCTTACTCCTGCTGAATTCATGCCACTTGCAGCAACCATTTCCGCAGGAGGTCCAACTAAAGCTAATACTGATTCAATACCTGCATATTGTCTTGAAACATCAACAGAACTTCCATAATTAATATTCTCTTCAGAATAATAAAATAAATCCAAATCATCTGTTGAGCTTGGAGAGTATTGCACAAAAGCTCCGCTAGTTCCTGCTGTACCGCTTCTAGTTACATTTGTTGTATAAATAATTCCTGAAGTCATAGCTCCTGAAGGAGTTGTGTTTTGTAATGTGCCATCACTTTTAAATGCTTTCCAATTTGTGCCTACTCCATTAGCCGTTAATTTAGTATCGCCAGAATATTGATAAACAGGTTTGCCATTAATTGTTAGCACATAATATCCACTTACTAATTGATAAGAAACTGTAGCCGTAACGCTAGAATCTACTGTGACAGCTTGAGTTGGATAAACATACGCCCACGCTGAACCTGTGTAGGTAGGAGATGTTCCAGAATCTCCTGTGTAATGATATAAAGTTCTTAATTCGTTTGTTGCTGCTCCTCCACCTGTAGTAAGGGCAGAAGCTCCTGACATTTGTAAATACTCATTTCCAGAAGCATCAGTTAAGACAAAAATTTTACAAGCATTTGTGTTGTTTATGCCATCTTGTATTTTTGCAAAACTAAAAGTGTTGTTTGCATTAGTAGAATCTGAAACATCAAATTTAAAATTATAACCACTAGCCAAATTAAGAGTTGGCTGATTAACGCCATCTATTACAAAATAACCATTAGTAGTTATAGTTTTAGTTAAGTTAGGAAATAAAGGTGTATCAGTTCCCAAGTTTGAAACTTCAATACAATCTGCTGAAGCTCCCAAGTCTATTTGTATTCCTATTATATTAGGGAAATCACTTGCTGCAGATATTCCTGCAATACCTAAATCAATTTGTGTACCAATAGAAGTAAAGTTTGCTACTGCCGGTATTGTCGAAGCTCCTAAATCTATTTGTATTCCTGAAGCTGTTAAACCAGAAGATTGAGTAGTTGCTGAGACACCAATAAAAATTGGACTTGCAAAAGAATTAAAACCTGAATCTACTTGTATGTATGATTCTGCTTGATCTACTTGAGTGCCATGAGCTAACCAACCGCTATTTTGTACCATTGGTAAAGGTACACCAACAGCAAGTCTTGTACCTGCATTTGGCATAGTTGATGCAGCAGATATGGAGCTTGTTACATTAAAAATGTGATTGCCAACTGCAGAAATTCCTGCAACAGCATTTATTGTTTCATTTGTTAATGTATATACAAGACTTGGAGAAGGCGATATTCCTGAAGTTCCAGAAATAGTTGCCTCTCCAAAATGATAAGTAGGTGTGCCGTAATCAGCAATACCATAATTATACAGTCCGTAACCAATGCTAGACATTAGCTACCTTCTTATGTAAGCGTTATATCTAGTGCTGAAGCGTTAAATCTAAATACATCTCCTGTAGAAACTGATTTGCTTGTGGTTAAAGTGCCATAAGCTAATAAATTACCACTAGAAGAAGCATCAAAAACTCCAACGGCAACAACAGTACCGTAGTCTGCTGTAGCTGTAGCGTATTCAATCGCTGCTGTATTAGATGCAGTTCCGCCAGAAACAGTAAATGTTCCTGTTTGTCGAGCATAAGCTCCACCAGAAACTTCAGTTCCTCCGCCTGTGTCACTTGGAGCAGCAGTATAAAGTGCTACATACAAAGTGCTTGGAGCAGTATAGGAAGAACCACCAAAAACATGATTCAATACTGCTGTTTCTAAAAAGTCAGAAAATCCTGCCATAATAAACTCCTTTAGTTATTAAAATAATAAGTTTTTTTTCCTGCCTTTCCGTAAGTTCTTCTTCTGTTAAGAAGAGAACCCTTACCAAAAGACGCTCTTTCTTGTTGTAATCTAACTTCTTCAAGAGCCTTATCAAAAAGGTTCTCAAACAGTTTGATTCTTTCGTCTTCCATTAAATAAATAGAAGCGTGTTTACAACAACCATATATGTAAATGTCCGGATAATTTGTACTAACAAAGTTTGTAGTGTTAGTAGAGCTTAAAGCAGGAACATCTGCATAATATGTTAATTGTAACTCATAATCTTTGTCCGGTGTTGGACAAAGTTCAATAGCGTCATCTGATATTGCATAATACTGAGGCGTTCCTTTTGTATTATTTATAGACATTCTTTTTAGGTCTAATGACTCTATTGATTGCTGCATCAATACTTTATGATCTGCAGTGTTTAATTCTATATTTATACAATTAATCCAATCAGCCGGTAATTGCATATATTGTGATGTTGAGTCTGCTTTAGCAACAGCTCTTTTCATCATATCTTGGTGTTTAATTTTTTTATTTATATCTGATTCAGTTAAGCTAATAAAAATGTCCATTTGAGAAGTTAAATCTCCTCTATTTAAATAACTGGCTACCTGTGTTTTTAATTCATCATAAGTCATACTTTGCCCTTCCAACTTCTAAAACATTCATTGTCTCTGTTATTTAACCATTGTTTCCATTTATCGTCATCATTCGCCCAACCTTCTAACAACGCTTTTTCATAAACCACCATTGGTATTTCTGCAACATGACGAAAGTCTTTTCCGGCTTTTTGTTCGCCTAAATGTTGAGCGTGTTTAATTATACCTGACACATCTTGAGTTGTGTGCAGTACAGACTTGTTGTCCTCAGTAGAAAACTGAGACTTAAAACCTGTTTTTAAATTTACTAATGTTGTCTTTGCCATTTTTTTTAAGATAAGAGGGTAAGTAAATTCTTACCCTCTAATCTAATCAGTATTCCGATTTATCTATTATTAAGTAGATAAGTCAGCAACTATACCGTGAGCTGCTTCGTTGCTCATTTCTAAACCGTATTCGGCAAGAACAAGCTGAGTGTCAGCATCACCAATCTTAGCAATATCCATAGTTTGGAAATTTCTAAGATAAGATACTTTAGCGTACTCAGGGTCAACTAATAAAAGACTTCTGTCTCTTGATCTGTTTGAAGGAACTATTTTTAGTTCTCCAAAATCAGAAGAGTAAACAGAAACAGATGCTTCTACAGTTTGAGCATCAATGTTTTGTCTAGCAGAAGCTCTACCAGTAAATCCACTGATAACACCTTTGTTTACTGGACCGGCAATAGCCATTTTAGGCTCTGCTCCGTTAGTAAACATAGTTTGTAGAACACCTTTTAAGAGAGTTTCAGTTAAACTTCTTTGAGTACCGTCTGTAGCTGCGGCAGATGAACTACCGTTAGAACCACCAGTACCTCTTGAAACATTACTAGAAATCCATGCCTCGAATGAACGAGTTTGTCTTGCAGTAGTATTGTTACCAGATGCTTTAGCTGTGTTTTGGCACAATGCAACTTCCATGTCTCTTTTTAATGCTTTTGACATTAGAGCCATTTGGTGTGCTAGTTCCTGCTTTTTACCTGCAGGGTCACTTGCATCTTGTGAACCAGAAACGGTAGCGTCTCTTGATGAAATTTGAGCCACATTGGACTCCCTAGTTGTTGATGTACTTGCTGAACGAGAAAGTTCAAAACCTTCTAATTGACCTGTTCCAGATGGAGTAGGTAAATTTTCAGTTTGCCAATCGAAGACAACATTAGAAACATTTTTAGTTCCAATCGCACTCATAAATGGAGTAGCAGTTGGGTCTATGTTGTAGATCACATTGGACAAATCTTCTCTGTTAGAAGTAGCATCATATGAAGTAAACGAGTTTGTTACTTTAGCCATGATATTTTTCCTTTAGTTAAATTATTTGTTCAAAAAATTTGGCTGCATCAGACACCTTGCCTGTTTTAGCCACCTGTTCACGAGTTTTCTTTAACTTTGTTGTTGGTCTAGCTGAGTTGGTACTACCTGCTCTAGCAACTTTTCTTCTTGCTTTTGCTACAGTTGGTTTCTTTTTAATAGTTTCAGCCTGTTTGTTATGTAACATAGCCTCTCTTAATAAAAGAATAATTCTGTAATCAGTAACCGCTCCAATTTCATCTTTAGTAAAACCTAATCTTTCGGCGTTCTTTAACATTTCTGCTCTATCTTCAGCAGCAATCTTTTCGTCCGTCCATTCAGGGACCGCTTCAGCTAGAGCTTTTCTGCCTTCTTCAATCTGAGCTGTCATTTGCCTATAAGATTCTTCTTGAGATTCTTTATTAGCTTTATCCATTTCATTTTGAACAGCTTGTATTCTAGCCTTATGTTCGTCCCAATTAGCTTTTTCTGTTAAGTATGTAACTTGATCGGTTTCTTTTAAAGTATTCCAATCCGGCTCTTGCCCTAAACCCTGCTCTAAAACAGTTTTTACTCTAGGCAACAACATCTTTAATTCTTCTCGTTCCGCTTCGATACTTTCTTTAGTAGATTGAAAGTCAGCTTTCTCTCTTGCTAATTCTTGTGTCTTGCGAGTGTAATCCCTATTCCTACTGTAGCCTTTGACGAGTTCATCTTCGGTAACTTCAAGTTCTTCTCCATTAACTTTAACGGCAAATACTTGAGGTTCGGTGTCCTCTTCAGATTCTACTTGGTCATCTAGTTCTTCTTCTTCAGCTTCATCATCTTCAACTTCTTCTTCTGTTTCATTATCTTCAATAATTTCATCTTCAGATTCAGTATTTAATTCTTCAGCGTCCACAGATTCTTCTTCCACCTCTTCTACTTGTTCCTCTTCAGGAGATAGTTGAGATAAAAAAACATCTGTTGCTTTATCTATATCAGTTTCAAAACCATTCGGCTTGGCGTTGTTGGTCATATTTTCCACCTATATTTTATGTATGACAATTTTACCTTAATTTTATGTAAAAGTGTCAAGTTACTCTTGAAATCCCTCTTAGTTTGTCTATTTGAGATTTGGTTATTTTTCCTTTCTCTACAATAATGCGGAGATGCCTTTCGACTTCAGGAAGAATCTTTATTGCTTGATGGATTGCTTCTCTTAATGATTTGTCTTTTTCTATATCAGAATTAATCCACCTGTTCGTGTATTCTTCTTTTAATTGCATAACGGCTTTGTTAAAAACTTCGCTACCCAATAATGCTTCAGCTTCATTAGAAGCTCTTATATCTTTTTCACTTGCCATATTTAAGTTCCAATTATCCTATCAATTTTGCTTTCTAATCTTTCTAAGTTTGAAATAACCCTATCTATATCCTCAGCTAAATCTTGTTTTGTTACATAAGACCTTGCCATTTCTTCTCTAGTTTTATTTATAAGAATATCTATTCTTTTGTTTTCTGCTGTATTTTGTCTAATTGCATAGAATATTGGAGCAATAATTAAACTTAAAATTACATTCCAGACTAAATAACTTGTTATTTCCATTATTTAATAACTCCAAATTTTGGGACGAACTTTACCATTTTTAATTCCTGCTATATCTAAGTGAATAAACCTTTGATCTATGCTGCCTTTTTGATTTACACCTATTCCAGTAAACCCATGTTTTGCAGCATTAGTAACTATTTTAAATGCTTGTTTGTCAGAACACAATATATCCACTGCTAGTCCTAAAGAATGAGTACCGCCTGTTTTCTTTTTTGCCTCAATAGGGTGTTCTAGGCTTCTATATCCAGATGTAATAATAAAAGGAAATCCCATTTCATCTCTTAAACTTTGTAAAGCCACCATTAACTCATACTTAATTCCTTCTTGTCCGGTATGACGACAAGCAAGTTCTTCAGGTCTAAAATTTGAAAAATCCCAGTCCATATCCATTTCCTATGCTGTCCATATATTCTCCTACAACTTCTAATTCAGGATTCATTTCTATTGCTAATTCTTGTGCTTCTTCAAAGGTATTAGCTGTAATAATTGGTCCCTCATGAACTTGCTTTTCACCTGAGCTAGTTGTTATTTCTATCTCAGTTAAAAACATCATTTATTCTTTTCTTTTAAAAGATTATGTTTGTCGTATGATCTTAGTGAACTCATACCTAACATAGCCATTAAGATTGTACTAAGTTGTGCAAAATCAAAATCCGGAAGCTCAACGACATAGCCTGTCGCAGTTAATATTGTTAAAATTATTGGGTGTAAAATAAAGTGATATGCCATAGCTAAAGCACATATCCACCCAACCGCAGGTCGCCAGTTTTTTTGAAAAGCTGAAGAAGACTTAGCATCTTCTTTTAGCAGTTCTATTTGTGCTAAATTTCTTTCGTGAAATAAAGTTTGTAACTCATGATCTAATTTGGCTTGTAAGTCTTTATCTTTAACAAACTTATCAACTATTTTAGACACTGGGTCTATTAACTTATCAATCATTTTTTAACTTTCTTTTTTTTCTTTTTCTTTTTTTTATTGTGATACGCCATAGTATTTATGCTTTTTTAGTTGTTTTTTTCTTTCCCTTTTTTGGGAATCCTGCCCTCATGTTTGCATACGCTTTAGGACTAATAGTAGATTTTTTTTTGCTTCTACTAATTCCTTTCTTTTTCCTTCTATTTATATTTGCATATAATCCACGCTTTGGCATAGTTACCTCCTTACCATTTTACTTTATTGGACCAATAAGCAGCAGACATTTTGCCTCGCTTAATGTTCTTTCCATGTCTTGCTTTAAAAGACTTGGCTCTACTTGTCATAGTTTTGTCACCTGTTTTTCCTTGCTGACCAAACCTAATAGTTTTTATTTTGTCTCCATCTTTAGCCACAACTACATGAGATTTAGTTTTGTGCTTAGGTGTACGCTTAGGTTTATTATAGCCTGATAGACCTAATCTTTTTAATCTGTTATCTCTACTTGGCATTAAAATACTCCGTGTATCATATTAAAAAAATGTACAGAACTAATTAAAATAAAAGCTGTACCTAAATAAAAATATAAAATCCATTCACCCATTAGTGCAAAATATTTTCACTTATTAAAAAAAATCTTGTCTGCTTATTAACTTTATCTCTAAAAGTTAGTTTCATAATTTGTTCAGCTTCCTCTCTGTTTCTTGCTCTAATATCTGTTCCTATTAAAATATAATCTTCGGCTACTGCCTCGATATGAAAAATTTTAGGTAAGTCCCTCTTCATTTAGTCCTCCCTCTTGCATCATTTGTGGCATAGGAGATTGCTGAGGTTGAGGTTGTTGTTGAGGCATTTGTCCGGTAGGAGCAGGAGTTGGTTCTTTAAACAATCCTTGTGCTTCTATTTTTTGTGCAGTTCTAAAGTCATTGTTGCTTCGTTCCATTATTTTTTCTACATCAGCTAAATTAACCCTAGAGTCTCCATACTGTGCATGAAGTTCTGCCATCTTAATACGAGTTTCAACTTCAAACTTATCTCTATCAAAATCGTCTTCCATAATAATTTTCATTCTGTCAGTTTCCGCATCAACTTTTAGTTTTTCTGCTGATACTTGTGCTTTCATAGTTTCAGCTATTGCTAATTGTTCTTCAGCAGACGGCTTACTGTCTTCTTGAGCCGGAGGTTGTGGCGGAACTTTTGTATTTATAAACTCTTGAGCATCAGGAAAACCTGCCATTTCTATAATTTTAGATATAGTGTTGGAGTATTGTTGACCAGTTACTAAAGGATTATTAGCTCCTAAACTTTGAAGTATAAGTTCTTGTTTAGCTGCTACTTGCTGTAAAACATTTAATTTTTCTTCATCACTTGATTTGCTAATTCCAACATTACATACCATGTCTTTATCAGCGTCCCAATATCTAGGGTCAACTTCAATAAAATCATTATTTAATCTAACCATTTCAGCTTGATCTTGATTTTTAACCACAAGATTATTTACTAAACTAAATAAATCTTTCATGCCTTCAGCGAAATGGCGGCTAATTAATTCTATTCTTCCCTGTGCTGCAGACATAGTAGAACTAACTGCCGCCTTTGTGCTTGATTGTAAAGCATCTGCATTTAATCCTGCGGCTGCTTTAGAAACACCTGTGCGATTTTCTTTTTGTTCATCTAAATATTGTAGAAAAGGGAACGCTTCTTTACCGGCGAAAGGTATTGAAAAAGGCTGAACTGCTCCTGCCTGTCTCATTCTTATAGGTTGCCCTATATCGTTGTTTAAAACATCATCTATGTTTACTTGACCCTCAACAACTCCCATTCTAGGAAAAATTGAATGACCTAATGAATCTAAACTGTCTCTAACAATTTGAGATTTAACATCTTGGATAGGTTTTAAATAGTCAGCAGGACAAGAACCTATAGCAGTATGAGGTTCAGGGTCAGGACAAAACATTACTATAGGCAAATCATCAATCGCTTCGCAATTAATTATTTCTAAACCACCACCAACAGTACAAACTTTAATTAGCTCTGCTATACCGTCATCATCTTTGTCAAAATAAATATAGTGTTCAATGTATAAAATATCTTTTCCGTCCGGTCGATCAGGTGTAGTCATTTCTGAAAAAGGATTTCTTGCCTGTCTTTCGTCCTCAGCATCAATAAACTCTTCGTTACCCTGATACTCTTCCATTTCTTCTTTGTCGTAACCCATAGAAACCAAATCAGAAAGCGTAACAATTCTTCTATGAGCAACATAACTAGCTTCTTTTAGTGATCTAGCATTTCTTGAAATTAATACTTCTTCCGGAGGTATTGATTCAATGATTACATCATTTTTTTCTTTTACTCTTCTAATTGTTAAGTCATAACCTATAACTTGTTGCTCTGATATTTCTTCACCAGTAGCTTCATCTATAACACTAAAATCTCCCATGATTTCTTGTGAGTCCATAACCTCAACATTTTCATCTGCAATTAATGTTTCGTATTGCATGATAGATAAATCAGTGTAACTGTGTGTGCTAGTTGTTAAAGAGCTGTCAAAAAACACTTTAGCAAAACCAGTTTTTCTAATTAGTGCATCTTTAAAAACATCATATAAAACTTTAAACCCATTATTTTTTTGAGTAACAATATAGTTAATGTAATCTGATTGTTGTTTTGCTACTGGAACATCTTGAGGGTCATTAGGTATAAACTCGACTACTTTTTTAGTTCCAAAAAAAGTTCTCATTAAAGAAGGCAGCATAAATAAAACACTATCTCTAACATCTGTAGAGACATATTCAGAAGACATATCACTACCGCCAGTTGGTGACTCTCCTAAATAATATTGTGTTGATTCTGCTCTTTCTTGACCGATTGAGTCTATGTAGTCTTTAGCATCATCTAATTCAGATTTTAATACACCTTGTAATAATTCTTCATCATAACTGCTATCATCAGTTTTCTTGTATTCCATAAATTAACCTACTCTTAGTATTTTTGATTTTAACGGTCGTTTGAAATTATAACCCATAAACGAGGAGCTGCCACCTAATGCAGCCGAAGTACCGGCAAAAGTTAAAGCAAGTGCATCAGCTTTGTCAGGAGATTTAATTCCTCTTTTTTTCATTTCTTCTTTGCTTTCTAATTTTATTTTTCCTGCTGAGTTGTATTTATAAATTGGTGATACAAGTTCTGCGACCAATTCATCATCTGCAGGTAGTTTGCAATCTCTAGCTGATAGCCAGTCTTTAATTTGAAACCAAAGTTCAGCTCTAAGATTTAAATAATTTTTTTTGCTTGACGGAGCTTCACCTACATTAATACCTCTTACCGGCATATCTAATTCTGTCAGCCTATCAACTACACCTGCTCCTAACCCAATTACATCAATCAATATTTCAGCAGGTCTTGTCATTGTAGTTTGATCGTCATATTCATTTTTCAATGCTCCACATAAAGCCATTAAATCCATAGAATTATAAGTTTTAATTTCAAGAACAGTATTACCCTGCCTTTTACATAAAGCTGAATTATCTCCGCCAAATCTAGCTACATCTACACCCCAAACTAAAGGCTCATTTACAGTAACAGCAACATCTCTTGCCTGAGCTGATCTGCATAAATCTAATGGAATAACCGTGTCATCATCATAATTAGGGAACTCTCCTAATACTTCTACTTTTGCTACAGTAGATTCTTCACCGTATTGCTCTAACATACTATGAAATAATTTTTGGTCCGTCCCTTCTACCGTTCGAGAGTCAATTTGTTCGTTTTGCCAAAAACTACGCTTACTATGAAAGCTGTCAAAGAAAGGTCCTGTATTTCTTCTTGGGTTAGAAAAAGTAAACCAATACCTGTCTTTTGTTGGCTCAGTAAAAAACCCTTCGCTAACGCTATATATTGGCGTAGGAATACCTGAAGCCTCGTCCATTATTAAACAAACACCATAAGAACTATGTATTCCTGCAAAGGCATCTGGATTTTCTTCAGACCAAAGTTGAGCTTGAGCATAATAGTAACCTGTATCTATTTTAAGATCGTTAGTTAGTCTTTCATCAAACCACTTAGCAGGTCTTATTGCTGTTGCTGTCTTTTCCCACCAATGAGAATTAACAGATAAAGTAACCCATTTGCCTAATTCCGCCCAAGTCCTAGACCTTAATTGTTGTTCAGTGTTTGCTGTAACAATTACAGTTGCTCCTAATCTAGTAGATAACACCCATAAAATAATCCATGAGACTAATGCTGATTTGCCTATTCCTCTACCACTTGCTACTGCAAGTCTAAACATTTCAGGTAAATCAATAGTTTCGTTTCTTTGTATATGTAAGGCTATATCTTTTAAAATTTTTTCTTGCCACTTTCTAGGACCGGTAAAGTTTTCAAGGGGGGTATCTTTTACTCCCCAACTGAAAGCATACATTACAAAATTATAAGGATTATCTTTGATGTTTAAGGACCAAAGATCAGACATTAATTGTTTTTCTTCTTCTGCTTTATATTTCATGTCTTTTGGTGGCAGCAGTGATAGACGAGGAGAAAGTGTGAAACACTGCTGCCGTTTTGAATAAGATTAAATGGGGGAAAATCCAATTCAAAAAAAATAAAAAAAATTTAGTTATATAGTTTACATATATATCCCCCTCGCTGCGAATTTTAGGGGGGTCGAATATCGTCTTTTTTCTTGCGTCCGTGTGCGTCCGCCTTGTCATTCTAATTGTCCTCATCTGGAATCTTCTTGATAGGGAGTTTGTCCGGTTCTTTATATGTTGAGCTGATAAGGTT